AGTGGTTGAATAGCGATCAGAAACTACGTTAGAGTAAGAAGCTCCAACAGCAGTAGCTGAAGTAATGTTTAGAACATCATCGGTATTTTTCCAACCGTTTCCGAGAACCTTAACGAAAGTTCCCTTGTTTACAGTTTCGAGATCGAAAGCGAACATGTTGATAACTTCATGCTCACCATAACCGCGAAATGGTTTAATTAATCTTTTAGTAGATGAATATGCCATAGTATTTTCCTATTATTTATTTGTTTTGTTTATTTTGTAATAACGAAGCCTTCGTCATTAAAAGCTGATTGATATTTTTGCTTTAAAGTCTTTGAAGGATTAACAACGCCAGCAGTGATTACATCATTTTGCTGAGTTCCGTTGCTAATAGCGTCATCAACGACAGTAGCATTTTCGGTAGAAGCAACAGTCTCTTGAGTCTCAGTAGCCATAGTTTCTTTCTTCTCTTCTTTTGGCATCTTTGAGGCTTTGTAAGACTTATTCTTCTCCTTCATTAAAACGCCCATCTTTTTCTTGTAGGCGGCGAAAGAATCTTCATCCAAATCTCTGATATCGTTAGCAATTACTTCCCTATCTTCGGTATCAAGATCGAACTCTTCATCTAGTCCAGCCATTCTGGAAGAGAATAGTTCTTGCTTCTCCTTAGAAGCTTTTTCTTGTTGTAGGGTTTCTAAAGATTGCTTGAGAGCCTCAAGTTCTTTCTTTAGGTTTTCAGAATCAGAAGAGAGACTAGCGAACTTCTCTTCGGCGTTCTTGATTGCGTCTTCTTTAGCTTTTTGTTCAGCAGTGAATTTCTCGGAAGCCTCTTTTAGTTGCTCTCCAATAAAATCTCTGATAGAAGAAGCGGTTGCTTCTTTGAGCAACTCGTCAGTAATTTGAGATACTTCAGATATTTTCATATTCTTTCTTTCGATAATTACATTAGATTCCAATGTTTGTGAAATTTCTTCTGCTTTTTGCTCTACTATTTCTTCGGATTCAGGTTTTTTGACACTAACGCCAACTACATCAGCAGCAGGATTAGCAGTTAGTCCAACTCCAAGAGGAAGAACTCGACCTTTAATTTTACGGTAAATTAATTGGTTTTCATTGAGCCAAGAAGCACTGACCTTCATGTAATTGTTAGAAGTGGGGTCATTTGACTCTTCGATTGTATTGGCAAGATCTTTATTAACGATTTTCCAAACAACGCCACCAAGAGTGATATTGTATGGTTCTTTTTTGTCTTTTACTTGCTCTTCAGTAAGAGGCGCATCAGTTCCAAACTCAGAAAATCCTGCTGACAATATTACTCCAACAACATTTGCGCGATTGTGTTCAATATTAATAGGCTTGTTAATGAAGTTTTTGTATACTTCAGTAGCAATAGAAGAATCAATTACATCTCCATTTTTATTAACGCGATTTACAACACAAGCATTAAAAGCAACTGGCAAAAGATCCATATTAGACTCAGCATTAACTTCAGGAATAAAATTCCCTACATCAATTAAACTGGCTAACGATAGATATTTGTCTTTTTCCTCAGATACTAGAGGGCGGATTAAAGAACTAAATGTCGTTGAAAATTCAAATTTCATGTTATTCTAGAAAATATGTAGTACTACCTACGGTTGCGGTTGCAATAGCTATTCCAGAATTATCTGGGACTCTCAAAGGAGCAGAATAGTTGCAATTGCCTTGAGCTACATAAGCAAATATACTTCCGCTTGCTACAGTATTAGCATTTGCCAAAGTAAGGTTAGCTTGAGTGCTTATATCAGTAATGAAAATTCTTGAATTACCATTATTGGGTGGCTGAATCAAAACACCTGTTGTTGTAAAATTAACAGTTGTTGTTGGTACGGACGCAATACCATTTTGAATAAAAGATTTCATTATTTTAAAGTTATTAAATATTTAGTCTTATTTACACTTGCTAAAATTTCATCTCTAATATTAAGCAAGTCTGTGTCTTTTGTAATATCTAATTGAGATGGTAAATCATTACTTAAAAAACCAATAAAAGCATCCATTGCTTGCACTGGGCTAATGGATTTATAATTTTGCAAAGTTAAAGCAAAAGAATCCCTAGCGATAATTCGACCGTACTTACCCATGAAAACCTCTACAAATTCATCAACATGACCAGACAAAGAATCATAAAGTTCTCCAAAAGCTTCATGCTCAGAAAATCCATAGGTTTGCCAATGGAATATCTTTACTTGGTTTTGAAATTGCAACATTGAAGATAGAATATTCATATTATTTGCTTTTCTTATATTGTAACAAACAAGATTGGAATTTTTCTTTGTCAGTTCCCTCTTTAGAAGGGATACATTTTTGAAGAAAGTCTTTGAAATTTTGACCCTCTGTTTCGCACATTGACTTGTACTCTTCCTCTTCTTCGTAAGAAGCGTAGACTTGAGCGCGAGAGAGTTGGTCCATTGTTTTTGTTAGGACTTCTCCCTTTTTATAAGTTGGGCCTTCGTTAGTTACTTCATATGAAATAACTTTACCCATTTGATTTGGCAAGTCTTTGATCTCTTTTACGATTCCTTCGCTGCCATAATGATAACAGTTCTTGTTTACATTTCGAACCTTCTGACCAACCATAAACATTGGTTCAGAACTCATATAATTAGCGTCAGATTCTTCGGCAAACATTACATAGTTATGAATCATTACCATGTAATCTTCAGTAATAGCAATCTTGCCTTGTAAGAATGACTCAGTTAAATTTTCTTTAACCTTTTCATCATTTAAAGCATTAAGAATGTTCTCTGCATGAGTTTTAATAGAATTTAAAGAGCCAATTGACATTTCTAAATATTCATTCTTGTACTCTTCCATTTCACTCTCTTCAGATTCCATCTCATCTTCAGGCTCCATCATTTCTTCGGCCTTTGATAAATCAGGCCAAATTTTTAAGAGTTCGCTTTGATCCCAAAGAGTCAAACCATCCCATTCTTCTTCGTTAGCTTGAGCTTTCTTTAAAGCGTCTTGCTTTGGATAGTCTTTTTCTCCGGGCTTTGCTGGCTTATAATTCTTACCAAGACGATCTTTCTTCTTTTGAATATTGTGCCAAAGACCTTTTCCAGCTTCTGTTTCTAAACTAAAGACCTCTTCTGAAGCTTTAACTGGAGAACCCGCCCTCCATTGATAGCATGACCAGTATTTGGCTTTCCATTTTGGTCCGGGGTTTTTGTCGCAGCCATGTCTTGCTCTAAAACTTTTTCTTCTAGCAGGGTCATCTCTCTTGATCTCCATGTTAGGATCACCAAAGTTAACCTTTACAACATTTCCTTTGTCATTTTTGACATAAACAGAAAACTTTTTAGGCCCATCAGGAGTCCTGAATGGCTTATTTAATGTTTTCTTTTCTTTGTCTGCGGCGACGATTTTAGAAGAAATATCGATTTCTAATTCTTTGGTTTTCATATTAAATATATTCTAGCCAGTTTGCTTTTTCTTGTTCTGTATCCAAGTATAAATCATTCTCATCTTCAAAATCATAATCAAGATTATAGTCTTGAATATCGTTATCCGCTTGAGAAAAATCGCTATCATTTGGTTCCCAAGAACCTGTAACATCAATTTCTGAAGCTCTAGCTATATCGCTATCAGCTTTGCGATAAGCATCTTTAACAGTTTTACCAGCCATCATTCTTAAGAAAGTGTTCACACGGGCCATTGCCCATTGTCCTCTTGTCTTTCCGGGTCTATGACTAGAACTAAAAGCTCCAGCGCCTCTACGATAAACTTTCTTTAATTGACTTAAGCTTATTTTCTTAGAGTATTTACTGTTATGCTCTCTAACTTTAGACTTTAAAGCTTCAACTACTTTAGCAGAAAACTCTATTGCTTTATCGCTTTTTGTTCCTGCGCTGCCAGAAGGATTTTTAGAAGAACCGCTGCGTCTTTCAGAAGGTTTAGCAGGGGTCTGAGCGGAGCTTTTAGGCCCAGACCTCTTTGATTCTATAATTTCTATTTCTAAACCTTCTAGATTCATAATTTGCAGCTTATTATTTATACACTAAAAATTAGTAATTAAGGAAATTATAATGGCCCATTTGTATTAAAGTTTGTGTAACTTAATCCTTTTAATAATCCACTCATAAATAAACCATTAGGATGAGGATAAGAATTCATGTCCATATCACAATAAAAACTAAAATCTAAAACAGCATTTGAACCGATTGAGGAGTCATAAGATAGGTCTTTAAATTTAGCTCCTCTAATATCGTAGCGAATAATAGTTTCGGAACTCTTATTCATCTTGATTGAGATGTCGTATTTAGATTCTGATTTTATATCTGACAAAAGATTTCCTGAATAGTTTAAGTTTCTATATATTGTAGAGAAAGAGCCTTCTACAGTAATTGGAGTGTTTATTTGGCGATCTACTGGGTAAACATAGCCCAATGTTTTTAATGGTTCTCTTTCTAAAGGGATATTAAAATTAAAACTTTGTATAGCGGCATCTTGGATTATTAGATTAGACTTGTTTTTAGATGTTGAATTAGCGTCATAAATGTCAATCACGATATCGCCGGGGAGCAAAACAGAAATTGCATTTCCAGTTTCCTCAAAAGCTGTATTATAAGTTGGAATATTAAACGTTATGCCGGTATTTAATGTTCCGCTCATCGGTTCTAAATAAGTAGAAACTACGTTTATTCCAGAAGAGTAATATAACACATTATGTGCTGTATAATTTACTGTAGCTTTAGGGAAATCGTTAACTTGAGCTTGAACTCCATAAGGAGTAATAGAGCAATTACCGAAAGCTAAGACTGGAAACCCAGAAATACTGTTGCCAATTGCATCTGTATTATTTGGAGTAATTGTTAAAAATAGATTGCGCTGATCTCTGTATTTAAAAGGATACTTAAATGTGTTGTTTGTGGCTTGAGTTAAATCAGAGTTGAATGAATAGTTCTGGTCTCCAAAAGAAAACCCAGACAATAAATTACCACTAGGAAAAACTTGCCCACCATCAAATTGATCTAAATTAGGAGGCCCAAGATCAACATAGAAGCCCATTCTAGCTTCGTTTCGTAAATCTTTAATGTTGTAATTGAAACTAAGACTAATATCAGGAGGATTTAAAGTATAATCATAAATAGTAGAAGCATTTCCTATCTCTGAGAACCTAGAAGATTGAGTATTTATCTGATAACTAAATTGATTAATTCTTTTAAGGGGCTGAATTAAATTATAAACCCCAGTTCTGAGCAGGTTGCCGTTAGGGTCAGAGAAAAAATAGCCACTCGCTGGAGCAGGTCCAACGAATAGCAATTCGTTATTATATATTACTCTGTTTGTAGCCATTAGATTTTGCTATGATAGAGCAAACTAGCCATGTAAGAATCAACTTGATGCTCGCAAGCGATATTATGAATCTCTTCTATTCTCTTTGGGTTTTTATCTACAGGAGTTTCAATATACTCTCCTATTTTGGAGACCCAATTAGGCTTGATGCCTGTGCTTCCTGCTGGTCTACCGGCTGCATCTATTTTTGGTCCACCGATTAAAGGCTGATAATATCCTTTATCTTTTAAGTCAACAAAAGCAGTTTGAGATTGTACTGACTCATCTGGAGTAGGCAATACTCCAGTTTCAATAGCTTTAAGACCTTCTTCAGGAGTAAGAACTCCAAGTTCAATAAGGCGAGTGTAAATTCTGTTAAGATTTTGATCACTCTTAAGATCCATATCTTCAAAGAATGGAGTTGGGAATACTTTGAACCCTATTTCTTTAGAAATTCTCTTAACTTCTGGCAACAAGAAGTCAGTAATAAAAGCTTGGCGAGCCTGTAATAATTTCTGCCCTAATAGAGATACTTTTGTACTAGCATTAGCGAATTTTTCATTACCAACAAGCACATTATTTAAGCCAATATTGATATCTTTATCGATGATCTCGTATTTCTTTGGATCTAGGATATCAGCAATTTGAGGAATAACGAATTCTGCTTTTGTAGTATAATCGGCAATCAAGACTCTTCCAATAGACTGATTCGCAAATAAATTTTGCATCGTCTTTAAGTTCTCTTGGTTTACTCCACCTTTATCTGGCTCTGCGCCCATTGTGACAAGAAGGATCACTTGCTGAATCGTTCTTGTAAGAGCCATGTCCATACGGCGCATTTCTATTTTTGCGCTAATATCTTCAAGAACAGGAAAACCCATTGGTACAGCGAAGGGTTCGTAATCTTGTTTCTTGTAGAATACGGCGTAGAACTTCTTAGTATCTAAATGTAATAGAACTGCTGTAGCTTTTCCTTTTAGAACTTGCTCTTTAACCAATGGATCAAGAGAATCTAGTATCTCTTTGTCTTCTTCTGTTCTTGGATTTCTAATTTGCTCAAGCTCGTAGTCAGTTAGAACCTTATAATACTGTCCTCTATTAAAAGACAAATTACCATTAACCTGAACGTCTGCTGGATTAATGATTATGTATCTAGCAGGTAAAGAAATTTTTGCCGCCAAAGCTTGTGACCCGAAAACTTGGCTAATTTTAGACACATCTTCTTGTCTAATGTCAGTGTCATACCTATAAATGAAAACATTGCCAGAACGATAATACTCTCTAAAGAACTTGTCTTGAAGAGCAGTAATATTTATCTTATTAAATAAGGCTTGGAAGAAATCTCTTGCGCTTTTATTCCCACCTTTAAGATGAATATTGCCGCAAGAAAGCTCTGACATTAGATCAATAGTATTTCTAAATAAACCAAAGTTATAGTAGGCTTTTTGGCAAAGGATTACTGTATCTCGTACATCAATATTTGATTTATTATAATTATAACCAGTGGCATAATTAAATGGCACCATACCGTCATCAATATTGCGAAAACGATCTGTTCTCTCAATGGTTGATGCGGCGTTTCTGCGGCTCCTCGTTTCGGTAACTCTGCTTGCTACTCCGCCATGAGCAGGAGTAGAGCCTTCTACCATCATTGGGGCGAAAGAATTTTCCGCAACTTTGTCTTTTTTAACCTTTGCCATAAGCCTAATAATTAATTACACATTTTAAATTAAAATTGGTGTAAATCCCGCAGCTACTATTTTATTTTCAGTAGTCATAATGTCATTATAGCATTTGGAGCCCCATTTAGCTAACATTAAAGCAGTATAATTATCTTTTCTTGCTCTATTAGGAGAATTGGAACGCTTTAAGTGTTGAGGAAGGTCAAAATTAACAGACCCACGGCTACTAGTAGTGAACTCAACTAGCGAGCATTGCTTCTTAGTGTTATAGACAAGCAAATCTTGGTGTTCAATTAGATCTAACTTGTTCCAGTCTTTACTTTCTTCTACGAAGATTATTTCTTCTGGTATTCTTTTATTTATTTCTTCATTAAAGAAGGTTTCGTTGGCTACCGTCTTTGAAGCAAACCAGATTTTCTTATAGTCAATTGCCGCTTGTAGATTTTCATTACCTCTTCTAATGAAGGTAGTAGTGAATACTTGAGTTACTGCTATTTGTTTATTTTCAAGGTTATATTGACTCTTGGCTTTCTGAACCATCTTTGTGTATTCAATACCTTCAAGATCGGAATCGAAGTCAATAAACTTAATCTTCTCAGATTCTGAATTTACAAACTGAGATTCATTATAAGTGTTGAAGAAAATATCAGCACCAGCATTATCACATATGATATAAACAATATTAAAGCTAGTCATTAAGTAATGAAAGTATTTAATGTGAGTATTTAAACTGCCAAGACCAGCATAAGCATGAACGAGAACGTCATTTTTGTTTTCTCTGTCTATTTCCAAAATAGCCATTGCAAAATAGTCAGCATTTGGACTGTCGCTCATGTTGGGGTCCATTGCTAAGATATATTGCTTGCCGCTATCTCCTCTAATTTGGGAGTGAGGTCTCTCTTCAAACTTAAGAGTACATTCTTCCATCTTCTTCATGCTGAAGTAAGAGTCGCTACCATCAGTAAATTGAGCGCAATACTCTCTCAAGAAAGAAGCGTGAGAAGATCCGCCGTTTTGCGCCTCTTCTGTAATTGAAGAATCTATCATCTCTGGAGGAAGAGACTCATAACTTAATTGAGAAACAAAATAAGTAGCACTTGTTGGCTCCTTTGAATAAATATTATCGCACCACTCTTTATAAGTCTTATAGAGATTCTCAAAAGTATAAGAAGCAGAAGACAGAGCGATCATTTTGGAAGTATTCTTGAACTCCATGCGGTCAGCTTCAGTCATTGCGCCTTGTGCAATTAATTCATTCTCTTGTTCGCGAATACTAATACGTTCTTTAATGTCTTGAGGAACAATCAAGAAGGGCATTAATACGCCGCTTAGAGGAATAGCTTTTATTGAACCTTCGTTAATTGACCAGTCGTATTCATCATTACGCTTTGACTTTGCGCCAAATGCTTGCATCAAAAGGTCTGCGCCTTTAGATTCAGTAATCTTTTCTATTGAATTGAAAATGCTTCTTGCTGTTCTGAAAGTTGGGCCAGCAATTAAGATTTTGCTCTTAGGTTCAAAGATGCATTGTAGGAAACAAAACACCGCAGCAGAGAAAGATTTAGAAGCACCGCGACCCCACACGTTCATGCAGAAGTTTCGGTTCAACATTCCTTTAATTACAATCTCTTGATAAGGCCATAATTTTATACCAGAAATTAGCTCTGTAGTTATCCCTATATTTGAACGCAAAAACTTAGCTAAAGTTATCTTAGCTTCCTTATCTTCAAGAGTATCTTTTAATCTAGAATATTCATCATTTAGATTTGGGATTATTCTATTGTATTTCTCTGGGGTATACCACATATTATAGCATTTTTAGGTCGTAGCAAAGTTGGAGATCATATTTAAAGAAGTTCTCATCAGTAGAGAACATCTTTTCAATAATGCGAACGGACTCTTTGCGCCCCTTTGCAAATAAGAATTGCACATGGGGATATTTCTGAATCAACTCTCTGACATTATGGAATATAAACTCAGGGTTTACCTTTGTAGCCTTCTTGTATACATGAGGAAGATAATTAAAAGACAGAGCATTACTTAAACTCTCTTCTACAATGATAACCATGTTAGCTTTGGCTTCGCTGGCTTTCTCAATCTCTCGACAAAACCTTTCGTAACCGGCGCTTAGTGTTCCAATGAAATCAGAAATAGACTTTCTCTCAAAGTAAAGCTTGCCATCATAACTTGGATGACTAAACCCATAGTCTCCAAACTTAAGAGTACGAACTTCAGATGCCATATTAAATATAAACGGCTTCTGCTCTCGGGTATCAATGTAAATGATTGACCCTTTGGTTTGTAATGGTGCTAAATTATCTAAACTCTCTGGGTATATGTATTTATTTTTAAATCCAAGATCTCCAGCGAACTGATAATAATCACCAAAAATTTCTTGTAAGTAAATAACGCTCGGGCTTAAGACGCTGCG